GATTAACGTATAATAGCTTTATACAGTTAGATAACAGGAGCAGCAAATGTATAAAGATCATGTGCAGATGACAGTTGGTGGAATGCAAGCGATGGTTCCGGTTGAGCATGCTAAAAAAGTGCAGAAAAAGCAGGAGTTGGTTGCCCAGGCCCGTCAATTACAGATTGGGATGGAATCCTGCACTGGCGTTAGCCACACGATTTTGCAAGAGCAGTTGATGGAAATTATGGGAAAAATCCGTAATTTGAGCCGCAGAATTCCCCCGTGCGTTAAGTTTATCTAATAGAATCAATGACTTACACAGCCTTTAAAACGGTTGACGAATAATCCCATTGACCTTATAATATACATATACTAACAAAACGGAGATAACAAATGACTCAAGCAATTATCCGCATCAAACAAGGTACCTATCGCAATCAAAGCGTATCAGGTATGAATTTTGAGTTAGTCGAACAATACAAGAAAGGTGTCAAGAGCGGGTTTGTTACAGTAAGAAATGGTGGTACGTTCCCGGACTTTCCTGAGACTATTCGTATCAATGTGTCAGGGGTTTCGGCTTATGAATTTGTGACAGGAGATCAATCTATTATGCAACAAATTGAAGAAACTCGAATCGATGCAACCGTAACTGAAACTGAAGAACAGGCTATTACACGTATCCGTGAACGTTTCGAGATACTTACAGATATGACCAAAGCCGCTACATCAGGTGAGATCCGTGCAATGATTGTTTCAGGTCCACCCGGAGTTGGTAAGAGTTTTGGTGTTGAAAAGGAAGTTGAAAAGGCCTGCTTATTTGACCAGATCGCTGGTAAGCGTCTCCGTGCCGAAGTAGTTAAGGGTTCTGCAAGTGCGGTCGGTCTGTACTGCACCCTTTACAAATACAGCGATCCTAACTGTGTGTTAGTATTCGATGACTGCGATAGTATTTTATTGGACGATGTCTGCTTGAACTTGCTCAAAGGTGCGTTAGACTCAGGCAAGAAGCGTAAGATCAGTTGGTTGTCAGAATCCAGTGCCTTGCGACGTGAAGGTGTGCCGGATCAATTCGAATTTAAAGGCAGTGTGATTTTTATCACCAATCTTAAATTCGACAAGATGAAGAGCCAGAAACTTCGTGACCACTTGGATGCATTGCAATCGCGTTGTCACTATCTGGACCTTACGTTAGATACCATGCGTGACAAGCTTCTTCGTATCAAGCAGATTGCAGGTGACGGTGAGTTGTTCCAGGACTATGACTTTGAGCCTGTGGTGCAAGATGAGATTCTAGACTTTATGAATAAGAATCAATCTAAGCTTCGTGAGATGAGCCTGCGTATGGCATTGAAGATTGCGGACCTGCGTAAGAGCTTTCCGCTCAAGTGGAAGTTAATGACTGAGACCACTTGTATGCGTAGTACGGCTTAATATTATATAAGGGGCGATGCCAATAAGACCCCTTCTAGGAGCAAGAAGAATGACGTATAGCCAGTCTTATGACCAGTTTCCTTGTCCTTGCCATTTACACTCAAAGCTTAGATCTTGATCCCATTTAACACGATGGTGTTCAATACCAACTTGATACCATCCTTGATCTCGACTCTGCACAAATTTGCAATTGAAGTCAGCATGCCAACTACCGTTTGCATCTATTTCAAATTGATATGTAGCAGTATAGTCACAGGCTAAACGGAATCCCCATTCTCTGAGATCTTCCTCGGGACTATAGCGTATCTCTACTTTATAAGGTCCCAGCGCCCTCCAATAATTTCGAAGTAAAGGCCATATTTCATTTATTACTGTATCGGCAAAATTGCTGATGTTAGGCTTTATGATCTGATAATCAAATATATCATAAGGTATGGTATCTTGTACATTAGATACATCATACTCTAAATCATACATTTTTAGAAGTGTGTTTCTTTCGCATCCCCATACGTATTCCTTGGGGTTAAGGTGTTGGCAAAACATCTGGAAGGATTTCTGCCGTATTAATCTATGTAGTTTGGTATTAGAAAAATTGTTTGTAGTCCAAGCACGTTCAAAATTCATAGGGTGGATATTAAACTTGGCACTATTATCGGTTATCTCAGCACCAGGACTCAACATCATACTAACACCAGCACTGATGTTTAACAGTCGATAATTACGTATGCGATAGACTATAGTTAGTGTATCGGCAAAGTCCTGAGCATCTTCGCTAGGGAATCCGATAATCCAATTACTGCTATTCAATATACCTACACTACCACCGTCACGTAAATTAGACTCTATGCTTTCCCTAGTGATATTCTTTTTCATAGCATTAAGGACTCTTTGCGAACCCGATTCGATACCATAGTTAAGCATATGGCATCCACTAGCTGCAAGATCTTTAAAGTAGTCTAGATCCATGCGTGTATCGCATCTAGCGTATCCTTGCCAACGTAGTTTTATCTTTCGTTCTACTACACCTAAAGCAAAGGCACGTAGTTCTTTGAGATTACCATTGACCAGACTATCTATAAACCATATGAAATCGATACCGTGTGTCTTTACTTGGTATTCCATCTCATCTAATATGGATCTGGCCTGTCGACCTCTATATTTCCAGAAATGCACTTCAGTGCAGAATACACATTTGGCTACACAGCCACGACTTATCTCACTGCTGGTCCCGTTGGGTGTGGTATACTTGTTGAAATCGTAGTCAGTATAATCCGGGAATGGCATACTGTCTAGATCCAGTCTTACTGTTTTAGGCTGTATTAGATATTTCTCTTTGATAGGTTCATCGTTCTCTACGCTATCCAGAATCTTCAATAATAACTGTTCGCCTTCTCCTTGCACTATATGGTCATAATTAGTATCCGAATCACGTTTAAGACTATTAGTCTGCGGTCCGCCACATATAATCTTGACATTAGGTAATCGTTCTCTGAACTTCTGAGCCATCCAGTTAGAACATTGTTCATTAGTATAATAAAGAGTAAAACCAATTACATCTGGTTTAGATGCTACTATGTTGTCGATAAATTCGTTGAACACAGGTTCACAGTGTGGATGTAATTCCTTAAAGTAAGTGTCGGCCTGCTCCCAGAGGAATTCTCTACTTGGATCCCATGGATCATAATCCATCTTATCACGGATACGATGCCACGATTCGATGTTAATATCATGTACAGTAACACCATAACCTGATGATCTTGCCACAGCACTTAATCGGGACACGTTATAAGGAGGAAAATATACACCCCATTCTGGTAACAATAGTAAGGCCAGCCGTGTCTTTCTAGTTATGTTATTGATCTCTAACGACGTTAGGTTACTCTGGGGAGCTTTCCTTGCCAGGCTAGCCATAGTCTTGACCATAGCCCAGTCTTTGCTGTTAGAGGTATCTTCGACTTTTTCGGTTATAGGTTTTTCTACTAGGATAGGAATGACTTTCTGCATTACGTATTTACGCTCATTTGAGTTGACTGTAGATTTAAATAGTGTTATACTATGTCTATGCTTACATACGTGGAAGATTATATAGAGTTCATGGCAGGTTATAGAGATGTCACAGGTGCCTTCCGTGGCATGTTTAATGCGGCTCCCTATCCAATACAATTGGCTAGGTATGATACTGGTGTGATATCCAGTCTAGCGGATCAGACTTTAGCACATAAACGAGCTTATACAGATAAGCAGTCTAAATTAGCAATCAAATTGATACGCAATTATACAAAACAGTTGGCTAAACACTGTGTTGTCGTTCCTGAAGAACTGGATAAATTTAGATTAGGCATCCGTATCATTGACGAATCACGACGTATCTATATACGTGGACAAAAACTTATAGTCAAGTTTCCTTATAATACCGATCTCATAGCAACTATAAAATATTGGGTAGCAACAGGCAATGGATCTTCTTCTTTTAATTCAGTTACCAAAGAATGGGAATTGGCTCTAACAGAAAGTGCAGTTAATTGGGCCTGTACCGTAGGTGTACAAAATCAATTTGAGATTGATCCTGCGGTAGCAGAATTATTTGAAATTATAATACAGGTAGAAAGTCGCCCTTATGCTATAGAGTTGATCAGTGATGGGGATGGTTATTCTATTACCAATGCCACAGACAGTCTTAAGGCACATATAGATAATCGTTTAGGTGGCTTTAGTGGCAGCAATTTAATAACACTGGTTGACAATGCACCAGTCTGCGGCTATAATATCAGCAAGCCCATACTGGATGATCTCGGTGTAGTAAGTCCTGAATTGTTTCAACTGCTGACTAACAGGATCACTAAACTCAAGAGAGCCGAGTACAGGCTAGAACAGATAATAGAGTATGCTTCCATGGTAAATAGATTGCCCATACACGTATATGATACTGGATTGCCTAAAGACGATACAGATGAGATCATCTATTTGAATAGGAAAGGTCGTATCAATATTAAACCTAAATTACTGGTAACTATGTCCAATCTCATGGTAGGATCTAAAAAGCAGGGTTGGTTGACCAACGCAGAAAAGGTCGTAGTACTAGAATGATTCAAATTGAATTTGATGATAGGGAATGTCTTGCGATAGACTTATCGAGAAATCCTATTGCTGATTATATACAATATAGTTTTAAACATCTACAGAATTTAGATTTGAATATTGAGATCTACGATATGCCGAATATTCATTGGCCTGGTAAAGATGTGATCTTCACTAAGTTAAAGAACTCTGCAGTTCTACTAGACATAGATATAGATTTAACTCGATTATCGGAACAAGAGTATCTAAATGCACTGCATAAGATCTACGAAAACGGATATGACGGAAAGGATAACGTTTGGTTAGATTTCCATGAAAGTATCCATATGATAGAACATATGATAGAAGGTTCTAAAAATCCCAGACTTATCATAGACTACAGACAAAAAGCAGGATCCCTTGTTCATAAATTTGATCGTAAAAATTTAACTTTTGGATCGACTTCTGTTAGTCGTGGAACATGCTACGTTAAGTGGATGGAGTTAGGAAAAACTCCATTTAGATATTTTAATGATAGCGAACCTAGTTCAATCGAAAGAATCCTGCAATTAGTCAAACCTTGGATTAACTTGAAACCTGCAATGCATATAGCATTAGAAGATTATGACTTTTACAAAAAATTTGAGGAAAGAGAAAATGAATTTAATCAGTGGTTTGCCCCTTTTAAAGATCAGTGGTGTCAATATTGGAATATAGAGGATTGGAAACCAACAGAAATGTTTACAGTTATACCGATAGGACATTTGATCGAGATAGATAGATTATCTGATTTATTAAATCAACATATATTACCTACTAGGATATCATGCAAGCCAAATTAATAATTAAGGATGAAGTCAACGTAAAGATCGAAGGGCTAGATCTGACCGCTAGGAAGAATCTAGTTAACAAGTTTAAGTTCGAGATACCTGGTGCTAGATACTTGCCCGCGGTAAGATTGGGACGATGGGATGGCAAAGTCAGCTTCTTCCAATTAGGCGGTAGTAGTTATATCAATCTCCTGCCTGAGATACTGCCCTATCTAGAGGAACATAACTATGACATCGAGGTCGCAGATCTCAGGGACTATAGGACTACCTTTGACTTTGACTTGATCACGGAAAAGAGTTTTGAGCATATACTGTGGCCCAAGGGTCACGAACGTGCTGGCCAAGCCATAATGCTACGTGACTATCAAGTAGAGATCATCAATAAATTCCTGGCTAATCCACAGTGTCTACAGGAAGTGGCCACTGGTGCGGGCAAGACCTTGATAACAGCGGCGCTTTCTTCAAGTGTGGAAAAATATGGTCGTAGCATAGTCATAGTACCAAATAAGAGTCTTATCACTCAGACCGAAGCAGATTATATAAACATGGAATTGGATGTAGGTGTATACTATGGAGATCGCAAGGAGTATGGCAGGACACATACCATATGTACTTGGCAGAGTCTCAATATACTATTAAAGAGCTCACAGAGTTCTGAAGCAGATATCACTATAGGTGAGTTTCTACAAGATGTAGTATGTGTCATAGTCGACGAAGTACACATGGCTAAAGCAGATGCACTCAAGACATTACTGACTGGTGTATTTGCGCGGGTTCCTATGCGATGGGGATTGACTGGAACCATACCCAAAGAAGATTTCGAGTTCATGTCTTTACGCTGTAGCATAGGTGAAGTGATAGGTAGACTCAGTGCTAGTGAACTACAGGAAGCAGGACATCTTGCCAATTGTCAAGTCAACGTGCTACAACTACAGGATTATGTGGAGTACAAAGACTATCAAAGTGAGCTTAAATATCTAACTACTAATACAGATAGGTTATCTTATCTAGCAGAACTAATTGATCGCATTAAAGAGGGCGGTAATACATTAGTCTTGGTAGACAGGATTGAGACGGGCACCGCCCTAGCAGAGCAATTAACAGATTCAGTGTTTGTATCAGGATCTACTAAAGCAAAGGATAGGAAAGACGAATATGATGAGATTGCAACAAGTACAGACAAGGTCATTATTGCTACTTACGGAGTGGCAGCAGTGGGTATCAACATACCTAGGATTTTTAATCTGGTGTTGATAGAACCCGGCAAGAGTTTTGTTAGAGTTATACAGAGTATCGGCCGGGGTATTAGAAAAGCAGAAGACAAAGATTTTGTGCAGATATGGGACGTAACTAGTACCTGTAAATTCGCCAAGCGACATCTAACCAAGCGTAAAGCTTTCTACAAAGAAGCTAACTATCCTTTTGAAGTCGAGAAGCTGACTTGGAAATAAAAAGGTTGACAATCTATAGTATTACTATATACTAACATAATAATTATAAGGAACTACATTGCGTTTATTAACCCTCGATAACACCAGCTATGAGTTAAATGAAATACCAGAAGAAGTAGATGACGTTAGATTCTGTGTATTAGATAACTCAGATCCAAAAGAACCTGACTACTTTTTCATACCTTTGATATTCCTTGAAAGTTTTAACAGTCCAGCATTAGTACTTAAGATTGGTACGACTGTGATCAAGATGCCTATAGACTGGCAACTACTGATAGGAGAACCTGATCTTGGAGATCTAGAAGTAGTACCACTTACCAGTATAAATGATAGGGGGTTCAGTGTATTTGCATTTAATCCTATCAGTAGTTTCAGACCTGAGTTCTTTCCAGTAGAAGTGATTGACATCTATCAAGATGTCAAATGGTATTTCCCTAAATTAAAACCCGGACAGATGTTGGCTATACCTTTAGATTCGGATGATGATAAACCTCTCTGCGTTTATTTTGTAAAAGATATTAGCAGACAAAGTGAGGTTGTTAATTATAGCAAAGTATGGTAACATGGGTAGTCTAAAACCAGGAGTTACTTATATCTACGAAAATGCGGACGGTATAACTTATGCAAGAGAACTAGGTGCCGATCCTAGTACACGGATGGAGATCGGCTATAACTACGATCCCCGCACCAGGGATGGTAGACCCTTGAGAGATCACGTGATGGACGATCAGCTTTGGGGTAAGATCCGTCGTGCCTCTGAGACGAATCCTGCACTTAAAGAAGAACTCGAACGTGTTATAACATTCTATTTATTGAGCGAAGAAAATGTCTGACAAACTAAGCATCAACAATGAGATGGCCCAGATGGATACCAAAAACAGAAAGTTCTGGGATGAACTAACAGAGGAAGAACGCAAGAAGTTTAGTCCTTACCTCATGATGAAGTATTCCGCTAATGTAGAAGGCAGCAGTGATCTACAGGAGTGGTATCTTAGAGCCGCCAATGAACGGGTCAATAAAAACTTCTTTGATCTAGGAAAATATCCTAAACTACAATGGCTACTCTGTACTACAGTAAGCCCAGGGTTTGGAAAACAGAGACACTTTTGGTTAGCCAGTAAGAAGAAAGACACTAATAATAACAAGTCTATCAAATTCCTGCTTAAACTGTATCCGCACCTCAAGAATGACGAACTAGAATTATTAGCAAGCCTCAACGACGTCAAGGAACTTAAGAAACTAGCACGTGATATGGGCATGTCCGATGCAGACATAAAGAAGGAGTTGGGATGAGTCGTATGTTAGTCAACGGATGCAGCTATGCACACCGTTGGGGTTATGCTACTAGTGATCTAGGTGATAGATTAGGTTACGACGAAACAGTCAACATCGCTATCCCTGCCAGCAGTAATGAACGCATTTTCCGTACCACAGTCAATTACATATTAGAAAATCCTGTAGATCTAGCAGTAGTTGGTCTGACATTTTGGCAACGATCTGAAAGTCCTTTTGCCCGAAATATTCCTATAGAAGGACCTTGGATATCCTACGGTAATCATACTTTAAATTTTGAATATCTAGAACGTATGGGAATAAAGCTAGATGGGTCTAGAACAGATATGGAACAATATGTCAAACATAAATTAGTGATGGAATGGCGTCCTGATTATATTGACAAGATGCTGACTGACCTGTTATGCTTTACCGGATGGTTGAAATCGCGTGGTATTAAGTATTGTATATTCGGATCCTGTGATATGCAGTATAATTGTTTTACTACTACACCTGCCAAAAAAGAAGCACTATTGGCAGACCCTTGTATAATCAATATATTCAATTGGAGTAGTAATAAATTCCTACATGAGAATGGTGCAGAATTTGAAATGGAGGATCGAATATTAGATCCCTTGATAAGACATTACGAAGAATCTGCACACGGTATACTTAACGATTACCTATACGAATACATAACAAAGAATTGCCTGTGACCACAACCTGTAAATATTGTCAGAAAGAGTTCCGCAAAGAAAGTACCCTTGTGGCACATCTCTGTGAATCTAAACGACGTTGGCAACAGGAAAAGGATGTAGGTGTACAGTTGGGTATGAGAGCCTATCTGAGATTTTATGAACTGTCACAGGGTAGTGCTAAACTTAAGAGCTATGAGGATTTTGTAAATAGCAGTTACTATATTGCCTTTGTTAAATTTGGCAGATATCTAGTGGACATCAGGGCTGTCAACGCTACGAAGTTTACAGATTGGTTATTGAAGAATAATAAGAAGCTGGATCACTGGTGTAAGGAAACTCTATATCTAGAGTGGTTAGCAGACTACATAAAGAGAGAACCAGTGCAGGACGCATTGGAACGTGCCCTTAAGGAGATGCAGGAATATGCGGACACTAGTCAGCCATTGGCGGGAGATTTTAGTCATTACTTTTTGCACGGTAATGGCAATCGTATTTGCCATCATATATCAAGCGGTCGTGTCAGCCCTTGGATTGTTTATAATAGCTCTAGTGGAGTCGCTTTCCTTGATACACTCAATCAAGAGCAACTCCAGATAGTGCTACCCTGGATCGATCCCGATTTTTGGCAACAGAAGTTCAAGGACTATGCCGCAGATACCGAGTGGGTCAAGGACATATTACAGAAGGCGGGACTATGAAATTTAAAAGTGACATCGACATCGACTTTGCCAATAGGGATCAGATTCTAGCCCTATTAAAGCATACTCCTGGCAGTATAATACGTGATGATAAATTTAGTAAACATGCCACAGGAGTTTATGTTACAGATATACCAGTGGATCCGTTCACTGGACAGGCTAGCCTAGACTACCAAGCGGCCGAGGATCGTGGCTATCTAAAGCTGGATTTTCTCAATGTTAATCTCTATCAGAAGGTAGAAAGCGAACAACATTTACAGCAGTTGATGGCACAGGAACCCGCTTGGGACAAACTGTATGATCGTTTATTCTGTGAGCAGTTAATACACATAGGTAGTCACTATGATACACTGATACGCATGCCCGAAGCAGTTAATAGTATACCGCGTATGGCCATGTTCTTGTCTGTGATACGTCCTGCCAAGCGTCATCTAATTGGCCAGTCCTGGGCCGAGGTAGCTAAAACAGTGTGGGAGAAACCCGCTGATGATACATATTATTTTAAAAAGTCGCACAGCCTAGCTTATGCGACCCTGGTCACGGTTAATATGAACCTGTTATCTAACTAGATAACTCTACGTACCAGTGTAATGCTACGTCTCTTGCTTCGTTTCTGAGCATTTTCCTTGAGACTTATAGCTGGTCCATACTTTAAAACCACATCTTTGCTGTTAAAAGTCTTAAGCGTAGGGCGGAATTGCTGCCAATCCTGCTTTAAGAATATGTTGATAGGTACCATCCTATTGCTTTCCCACCACCACGATTCAGCTAAATCTAGATAGATTTTCTTGTTATCTTCGCCCTTGAGCACAGCATAATCGTAGATGCTGGTGATCACGTCGTCAATATTCTGTATTACACCTATGTACTCATTGCCTCCATACGTGAGGTAGCTGAGAAAGGGATACTGGTCTAACATCTTTTGATAATCTAATTCCACAACCATATTTATAGATATAAAATCTGGATCTTGCCGTTATGGTATTTTAACATAAATACCTAATGCAACAAGTGAACAGCTATATCTACGACAATGTTATTATCGCCCAGTACGATATAGACCCTAGTATTGACCAAAGGAACCGTGTGGTGTATACAAATACCTTACAGATTTACAAAGGGATAGATAATATCCTAAAGATTAAAGTACAGAATGCAGATCAAAAACCGATAAATATCACTGGCTATACGCTGACATTCAACATGATAGATGACTATGTATATGCCAATGCCAACGTAGTTCTGAGCTCCAACGTGACTATCTCAAATGCGGCACGCGGTTTAGGCACTGTGACTATTACCAGTTTAGATATGGTACAGTTGGAAAGAGATCAGTATACATATAATGTCAAGATAAACACCGGAGCAGCAAACATCGCTAGTTATGTAGATGATAATTATGGTGCTGCCGGGCAGATAATGGTTAGATCGGACGCTTACCCTGTGGCACCACCCGCATCATTGGATCTGGGGCTAGTTAATGACGGGGTAAATAGTGCTACATTTGATTTTGGGAACATATAATGAGTAAAATAGTACAGTGGAAAAGAGGTAATACAGCAGTCAACAGTACCTATGTAGGTGCTGAGGGCGAGATCACAATAGATACAGAAATATGGACAGCCTATGTACACGACGGTATAACACCCGGCGGACATGCGTTCACCGCCGGTGAGGTGGGTAATCTGACTATCGGAGGGGCAAATAGCCAAACTTTTACGGGTACGGTAGCCAATGCCAACATAGTTTTTGCACCTAACGGATCCGGCGTATTACGTTCAAACAGCGGCATCACATCGATAGGTGCCATAATCGGTCCTAACATTACTGTAACTGGATTTGC